CATATTTATGCAATGTAATTACGAAGCAGGACGTACTGCATATTTAATCAGTTATCAATAGGTATAAAAGAGCGGGCCGTTGAGTGGACAGCACCAACTTGTAACTGGTATTCCTAAAAAACCGTTACTGGCATTTGCGAAGGTAGCGTATCTTCGTGAAATAGAAGAACGCTTACGCTTCTTACAAGATTTTAAATAGCCTGATGTATATTTCATTTATAATACTACCTCGCTTATCTTGTCGGGAGATAGATACTTGAGATCTACCAAAGTTAATCGTACCTGAGATTTGTATCCAAGTACGCCCATCAACGATACTGCCTTGGCACTTGCGTCATTGTCAAGAACTAATGTTACTTTTTTATATTTGCTAATGGCTTTCTTAATGCTTTTAGTAATGTTAGTACCTAATAGCGCAACACCAGTAAGGCCTTTTACGTTTGATACTGCACATGCAGAAGCTACATCTTCAACCAGGATTGCGTGATCACCGTTACCTACATGTATGCCTTTAGATAGTTCACCGTAACTCCACCACTTAGCACGAACAGGCCTCATAGAGCGTCCTACAGCGCCTGTATTGTCTTTGTTATAGAAGAGTACCCGACTTTCTTTAGGGGCATAGCGAATCTTTATATCGCCTCTAAGATATGCTTCATAACTATTAACCTTTTTAAGGTAAGCCATAGCTGTATCACTGTTTGCTACATTTGTTGTGATTGTTGGAATAGGTTTAGGTTCAGGCTTATGTCTTTTAATAGCAGAACCTGACAGTCTAGCCTTTACTGCGTCAATATTACGCTCACCTGAGTGTGCGCCCTTAACATTGCAGGAGGCTCTGTAACAATTCCAGACAAGCTTACCATCAAACTTATCTAACGTGAATTTGTTCTTACCCCCACAGAAAGGACAGTCGGTTGTTAGCCGACTGCCTTCTTTGATTGATAAGGTTTTAACCCAATCTATCTGTTCACGATAACTAGACATCGAAGTGGTCCCCACATTCTCTGCATAGTCTGGTGAACTTTAAGGATGGGCCTAGTTCTCCTAGATACTTCGGGAATTTTGGCCCCTTGCATGTGTACATTAATACAGTTGCAGGCTGGGAGATAAGTACTGGAATTGTGCAGTATTCACATAGAAAGGTAGCAGGGCTTATATAATCTTCTTTGCCCTTTAAATCTTCTTGCTCTTTAGTCATGCCTTGTGCCTCTTAGCTAGTTGCTATTACTAACCCTGGGCGGGTTAGCCGCAGGCTATAGGCTTTTTGATATAAGTCAAGCACATTATTATGTGGCAGAGTTATGGGCCTATTAACCTTTGGCGTCTATAAACCATTGTTTTCATTGAATAGTCTCATAACCTGAAGGTCGTAGGTTCAAATCCTACTCCCGCAACCAAAGCCAATAAAAACAATGGGTTAATACCCAGAGTTAAGTATAGTACATAAAAGTATCCGAAATCATATGTCAAGAAATTAAATGTACTGATTCTGGATAGATTTATACACGGCTTGTTGCCGCTCTTCATCATCCATTGGACGAATGATCTCTTTACGGGGAACCAGTGCATCCCAGCTTACGGGGAACAACCCTCTTACGATATCACTGATTTGATTTGCAAGCATTTGGCTTTCGTATTGGCTATCGGATGCGCTCCTAAGATCAACCATCTTGGCTATAGCTTTAACCGTGCCGCTCCAGATCCATCGTGCCATCATATTCTGGGGTAATACCATCCTAGCCATTTCAGGGGCTACACCAGCCTTTAGAAGGCCGTTATAGGCATCCCGACAAGCATACATAGCCCGCCCTACAGGAACACTGCCGCCTATCTCTACAATGCCATCAGAACCTTGCTTGGAGTTCTTAGGACGCCCCCGCCAGTTCTTTGGGATATAGAACTCAGGTTCATCATCGATATACCTACGGCTCTCTTGATTCCACGGCATGTATTCGTGTTTTTGAAGCTGTGCTATAACAAACAGCGGTGCGTAGCATCTAAAGGTTACGAAGGTATGATTGAAGGGGCTGTAATGGTTATGATCAGCCAGATACTTTATCAGCTTCTTATCCTTATCGTGCAGGATAGGCAGTAAGGGTTTTCCATCTACCCCAGAGTATCCCACAGGCTCAGATTTCTTTGAGTAAGATACCCGTGCCGCATCACAAACTGAAAGGTCTGTTCCACAGTGATCTACATATTCGGCTGTTATTTCTGCTACCAAGGCGGTTCTCCGTTTTCATCTAATTCAACTCTTTTAAACTCATATGTACGGGGAAGCTTCTTTTCTTCTTCCACCTTCTTGAGTGGCACTACACCTAACATATCTAGGTGGTATGCTAAATGCGAAAGTTCCTTACTTTCCATCAGTTTTCCTTAACTCCACACGAATTGCCTTAACCAAATCGATCAGGCGTTCAGTCAATTGCTGGGGTGGCTGTTCAATCACACGCTGTAGTTCAGCTTCAAAGGCTGCTCTTGCCTCATTTACGTTCATCAGAAACTCCAATGCACGGTAACAAGATCGATAGCTTGCAGTACCGTGGATATTCAGAATAAGTCATAGCGATTAGCACAGGTAAAAGTGCTATTAAGAGTGCTACTACCGCAGAAGCCTTTATCGCTCCGTTAATATTACCTGCCATTATCCAAACCTCTTGTTTATGCCTGCAGCGGCAAGCTTTCTTGTGGGTCGTACATATATAGAGAGAACGTCACGGCTCTGGTGACCTGTTACAGAACGCAATTCGTCCTCAGTACAGCCAGCCTCTGCCATTTCAGTTGCACCTGTGCGTCGAAGATCTCTTAGCTGTAACTCAGAGGGTAGACCTGCAGCGTTTCTGATCCGACAGAATACTTTATTGTACTGTCTGCGGTCATACGGCTTGCCTGTCTTCTCGTAATACACAATCTGATCATGCCAGTTGCTGGGAGATACCGATTGCATCCGATCTAACAGCCGTGGAGAAGCAGGTATATCTACCCATGTCTTATTCTTCTCCTGTTCAAACCCAAAGATCTGATCACGAAAGTCCTGCCAAGTAAGCTGGCGCATATCTCCAGGCCTCTGGCATAGGTCATAGCAAAGCAGGGCCATCGTACCCAGAGAAGGGGTTCCCATTTCATCTGCCTTATCGACAAATGCATGTACTTGCTCTGGTTCCCATAGAACCTTGCGGGATGGCGTCTTCCTTAGACCCATATTCTTAAATGGATTGACTTTTGTTAACCCAAGACGCTGGCCTACTGTCCATATGCGTCTGAGTACCTTACACACATGGTTTGCTCTGTGCATACTTACATCTTTGCAAAGTTGTGAGTACAAATACTCTGCATGTTTTACAGAAATATGCTCTATCAACATGTCCTGTAACAGCTTGGGTGACTCACTAACCCGTAATCTAAGTGTACCCCGCAACAACTGATCGTAGGTTCTCTTAGAGTTGTCAGTTAGATTGTTCCAACTGTTAGTTTGCTTGTATTGGTTAACTAAGCCACCCACCGTGCGCTCATTTATGTGAATTTCACGCTTAATTTTTCTTTTGTAATAGGTGTAGTGATCCGCAATACTGATTGCTTTCGCAGTAGCATCTGCTTGGTCAGAAAACTGCTCATAATAAGCACCAATAGCTTCTTTGACGTATTTAGGTGGATTAACCACCCATATCTTACGTCCATTCTCTAATGTTTTCCTTCGCAGGTATTTTATATGCGCCATATCAGTCTCCCAAAGGTTATGAGGCTGATACCATGTAACTGTGTGGCACTAATAAAGTCAATTAATAAAATAGTAGTTGCATTATATAGTGTATTAGATATAGTGAATCTGCAGGCATCCTCCCAGCCTGTCTCTTCCTTGCTAGTAGCAGCCCCCTGTCGATTCGTTGGCAGGGGGTTTCTTTATGCTGATGCTTAAAGGGTCAAGGTGCTATAGGTTCTATAGGAACCTGTCACAATAAGAAGTATGGGTTGCAAACAAAAAAGGCCCCAAAGGGCCTAATTTAAAATACTCTGGCGTCAAATGTATTTATACCTGAACAATAACGGGTGTTTCGTACAAATCCTGTATATCTTCGTTAAAAGGAACGGCAACGGCAGCGCCATCCAAAATTACTATTGCTTGGTTGTTCTCTGTTTCAGTGGCTTCTGCAGCGTCCAACAACGCCTCTCCCAACTCCCTGGCTTGCGCCTGGCTTAGTAGCATACGAATCTCCGATTTTTTGAATGTTCTCACTCTGTTCTAATTTTACTCTGGCGTCAAGATATACCTATACCTAAAACACCAGGTATCTTTATGATATTATATCCTGTTAATCAATACCTAACAAACGCATCCAGGCAGGCATAATAAATTCTTTTTTATGTGATTTTTATTTATGAAAATTTGCGCTTGATTGCTTTGCGCTTTTCGTTTCTATTAGGTGGCAGATTTAAGGGCGGGCTTAACCAACCCAAAAGACAAACCCCCAAGATCTGCAAAAATCTAAAACGAAA